TGTCCGTATCAATCCTAACGAGTTGGAGTTAAGCATGTCCGATTGGGAAAAAGAGAACGAAGCCTTTCTGATCAAGATCGGACAGGTTGTACCAACACCATCAAAGCCAGTAACTACTAAGAAAGACGAGGAATAATCTCATGGCTGTATTTCTAAATAACAAGGTCGGCGTGAAGATTAACTCTGTTGATCTATCCGATTTAGTAACATCAGTAACTCTTAACCGCACATTCGATGAGCTAGAAGTAACTGCTATGGGTGACACAGCACACAAGTTCGTTAAGGGCTTGGAAGCATCATCTGTAACAATCGACTTCCTAAATGACACAGCATCAACGAAGACTCTACAAACTCTGCAAGCTGCATGGGGTACAACAGTTACAGCTATCTTCATTCAGGAAAAGGGAACAGCAGTATCTGCAACCAACCCTACATACACTGTGTCTCTGTTGGTGAACAACACCACCGACATTAACGGTGCTGTTTCTGATATTGGAGTACAATCGATTACATTTACTGCTAACTCAACAATCGCAGTATCAACATCCGCACCATTCTAAACAACTAACAAAGGGGCAAACTCATGGCAAAACTAAAGATAGTTCGTACAGATGGAAGCGTATTAGAAGGTGAGATCACTCCAGCCGTAGAGTACTCATTCGAGCAATACGCTAAAAAGGGCTTCCATAAGGCGTTTCGCGATGAAGAAAAGCAGAGCGATGTCTATTGGTTAGCATGGGAAGTAACACGCCGGTCAGGTGAAACTGTTAAGCCTTTTGGTATGGATTTCATTGAGACACTTAAAAGTGTCGAGGTGCTTGATTCAGACCCTTTAGCTTAAAGCGCGATCTTCCATTCACCTATCTAATAGCTAGGCTAAGCATTAGATTGGGAATCGCGCCACAGCATTTGTTGGATCTAGATAAGACCATGCTCGATGCATTAGTGCAGGGGCTCAAGGATGAAGTGAAAGAGGTGAGCGATGCCAGCAAGCGTAAAGGGCGGTATCGCTCTTAGAAAGTCTCTACGCGCTTTTAGCCCAGATCTTGCTAAGGCTTTACCTAAAGAGGTTGCAGCAGCTCTCAAGCCTATTACAAAGGCTGCTAAAGGTTATCTCCCAGATGATGGTCAAGTGCTAAGCGGATGGTTAGCCCGCGAGGGTTCAGATGCGCGCTTTCCTGTTTATAACGCTCGGATCGTAAAGGCTGGCATTGGTTATAAGACAACGCCATCAAAGCCAAACCGCAGAGGGTTTAGATCTCTTGCTCGCGTATTTAATAAGAGTGCTGCTGGCGCAATCTACGAAACTATGGGGCGTAAGACTCCACAAAGCAGATTCGTACAGAATCAGCAGGGTAAGTACAGCTCCCAGATGAAGGGCGATCAAAAGATGGAAGGTCGCGCTTTATTTCGTGCCTATGAAGAAAATAACGGCAAGGCTAGAGAAGCAGTACTAGCAGCAATTAAGAGTGCAGCAGACAAACTAAACGCGAGAGCAAAGGTGTAAATCATGGCTAATGTAATGATTGATATTGCCGCGGAGTTTGTAGGTAATAAAGCATTTAAGCAAGCAGATAGTGCGACAGATAAACTCACTAAGAATGTTAAGAAACTAGCAGGTGCTTTTGGTCTGGCTTTTGGTACGACACAGATTCTTGCCTATGGCAAGGCTGCCATTAAAGCAGCAGCAGAAGATGAGAAGGCGCAGAAGCAATTAGCCTTAGCCCTTAAGAATGTTGGACTCGGTAGAGATGCTGCATCTTCTGAGGATTACATTCAAAGATTACAGAGTGAGTTTGGAATTCTTGATGACAAGTTGAGACCCGCGTATCAGACACTAGCGGTCGCAACACAGAACACTAATGAGGCACAAAGACTTCTTAATCTTTCACTAGATATAAGTGCTGCAACTGGCAAAGATTTAGCATCGGTTACAGGAGCGTTAAGTCGCGCATACCTGGGTAACAATGCTGCACTGTCTCGTCTGGGCGTAGGTATTTCAAAGGCAGATCTCAAGGCTGGCAAGTTCGAGGATATTATCGGACAACTTGAAACCACATTCGCGGGAGCAGCAACACAATCTGCTAATACCTTTCAAGGCTCAATCGATAAATTAGGTGTTGCTGCTGCTAACGCTTCTGAGATTATCGGTACAGGTTTAATTGATGCTCTCAAAGGATTAGGCGAACAAGATTCAGTCGATAACTTAGCAAGTGCTATGCAGAGTACAGCGATCTACATTGCCGATGTCATTCGTGGTGTTGGAGAGCTAACAGAAAAGTTAAAGTCATTGCCCGGAGTTTCTGGATTAAATGTTGGAATGATTCCAATTCTTGGTACTTATATAGAGATCTTAAGAAGCATGGGTCAAGTAGCAGGCGGTAGCGGTGTACAGGCACAAGGATTAGCAGATCTAGCCAGACTACAAGCTGAGTATGTTGTAAAGACTCTAGGCGCTAAAAAGAAACTTACAACAGAAGAAATAAAGGCATTAAAGGCAGCAAGATTAAAGCTGGCTATTGATAAAGCTAACCTAGCCTTGCTTAAGGGTGAAGAAGTCTTTGACATGGACAAGATCCAAGTTGCAGCAGCCCTTGCTAACCAAGCAGAGCAACTCGGTAAGGCAACTACCCAAGCGCAGCTTCTCCAGATTGCCAATGATACGGCTCGTCTAAATATTAAAAAATCAATCTCTGATCTAGAAGATGCTATTGCTGCTAAGGATGAAGCAGCCATTACTGCTGCAACCAAGAGACTTAATGAAGATCTAAAAATCTTTAGTGCGCTGTCTGGTCAGAAGGTAAAACTGGCAGATATTGAGTCAATCTTAAAAGGTCTTAAGCCAGCCGACTTAATTAACCAAGCCAACCTAGATGAGGCTTTGCGCAAGATTCGTGAGATGCTTGCTTTACTTGCTCAAGCCAATACAGCGAGCAAGGCAAAAGTACCTACAAGCGGATCCATGGGTTCAGGTATTCCAGTAGGAGATTTTATCGCGCCAATCTCAACGGCAGGCGGATCTATTGGTGCTATCCTAGAATACGCGGATGCAGCATCAGCTCGTGCTAGCGCTTTTGCAGATTTACTTGACATGCAGAATAAAGCAGATGCTTTGGCTTTGATTGAATACCAGCGTTCAGTAGGTGACTTTGGTGGTTACAGCCCTAGCATGAACACAGGACGAGGTTATGGTGCAGGTAGTTCGGGCGGTAACACCATCATCGTAAACACAGGCGTGGGAGATCCTAACGCGATTGCCGAGGCTGTAGATCTAGTCCTAAGAGATGCCTATCAAAGAGGAACCCTAACTACGATTGGCGCATTTGATCGATGACATGGCTTCCAGAGTGGCGCGTAACAGTAGGTGATGATGTCTATACGACTGTCACCTCTGTGTCGTTTGCCTCTGGTCGCTTAGACATCGATCGCCAACCTACAGCAGGTTACTGCCAAGTAGAGATCATTAACACAGACAATTCGCCTTTTACCATCAATGTTACAGAGCCAATTACTTTAGAGCTTAAAAACTCAACTGGCACTTATGTGACTGTATTCGGTGGAGAAGTATCAGACTTTAATGTTGGCGTGCGTAGCCCAGAAGAAACTGGCTACATAACCACAGGCAAGATTCTAGGCATTGGCTCACTGGCTAAATTAACTAAGGCTGTCTATAACACAGCTCTTGTAGAAGAATTAGACGGCGAGCAGATTGCAGACATCTTAGGTGCAGCTCTTAACCTTACATGGGCAGAAGTCACACCAACTGTTACATGGGATACATACCCAGCAACACAGATATGGCTAGATGCAGAGTCATCTATCGGCACTATCGACACAGGCTTCTACACAATGATCGCTCTTGCAGCAAGTGCTACTGCCAAGTCTCAGACCCTTGCAGATCAGATTGCCAACAGCGCACTCGGTCAGCTGTACGAGGAAAAGGACGGAGATGTTTCCTATGATGATGCCGATCACAGATCTAACTACCTTGCAGCAAACGGCTTTACTAACCTCGATGGCGCATATGCAACACCAAGCTCTATCACCTCAACAACTCAGGTTGCTCGTATCCGTAACAGCCTTATCTACAAATACGGCACAGGATACGGATCAACCTACAGCACATCTGACACAGACTCCATAGCCTCTTACGGGCTGTTTGAGCGATCAGTCGAATCTAACATTAAGAACCTTGCAGACATAACCGACATCGCCTCTAGAGAGCTTAAACTGCGTGCTACGCCACGGGCATCA